TAAATGGTGTTTATGTTCAAATAAACCCACATAACATCAATTATGCATCAAAAAACATTGATTATAGTTTCTCATCTCAACATACAAGAAATAACTATGTTAAAATGAAACAACAATTAGCTAAAAATGAAGGATATGAAATATTTAAAATCCTAAGAGATGAAGGTTTCTTATTATCAAAAAAAGAAATTGAACAAAGAATAGCAAAAAATCCAAGTTTAAGAAACAAATTTGAAAAACTACCTGATAATCATTATCTATCAACAATGTTTGGAACAGGATTTTATATTGATAAAAGTTACAAACATTATATCCTTGGAACAAAAGGAATTGATTTAAATAAAATTGATAATAACTTTATTAAAGCATTATCTCCTATAATCAAGTTCACAGCAGACTTTACTAAATATACATCTCATCAAATGTTAATCTTAAACCCTAGATTTTGGATAAGTAACTTCTTAACAAACTTTATGATTTTTACTCATCATTCATCACTTGGTCCATTAAATTATGTTACTTATCACAACAAAGCTAAAAAAACAATCAAAGAATTAAAAGATAAAATTAAACAAATAGCTAAACTTGAAGAAGAAATTAATAAACTTGAATTTGAAAACAAAACAACAGAATCTATTAAGTTAAAAAAAGAACTTGAAAAATTAAAAAAAGAATTAAAAGAACAAGATGGTTATTTAGCATTAAAATATGGACTTGGTTTAACAATTAGAGAAGATATTATGACTCTTGGTTCTGAAAAAGAATTAACAATGTTTCATATGATTGAAAATAATTTTGGTAAAGATATAAAAGATGGTATTAAATGGTTAAGTTTTGACCCAGAAGAAAATAGTCTTGGTAAGAAATTCTCAGAAGTGTTTGATAATTCAGAAATTATCCCTAAAATGGCTTTATTCTTACATCTTAAAGATAAATATAATGACCCTGAAATGGCAGTTAAACATACATTGTTAGCATTTCCAAGATATAATAACTTACCAGCAGGAATTTCAATAATAAGTGAATTTGTTCCATATACAAAATTTATGTTATCTTATCCAAAAATATTAATGTTTGCATTAATGAATAATGTTCCAAAATATATAACAATGTCTCTATTCTTAACAAATATGCCTGACTTATTATCAGAACCAAACGATTCACAAGATGAATGGTATATTGACCATAATATTGTTATGATTGGAGATATTGGTTTAAACATTAACTCAATGGTAAGTCTGTATGATATTGATTCAATTGTTCCATTTGTTGGTTCTCCAATTGATATGTATGAATGGATTTATGATACTTATACACTAAAAAAAGGAGTAATAAATACATTTACTCCTATAATCAATCAAAATTAAAATCTATCAAAAAAATTCTTTTCTTTCTTCTCTTTTTCACATTCATCAAGTTTCTTAATATTTTCCTTAATAAAATACTTAACAAGTTCTACAAACAACCAACTCAATAAAATTAAAGTTAGAACCAACTCAAACATATTGACTCCTTAAAAATATTTAGGTAAACTTACATCATACCTTTTACTATTTTTTCTCCTTTTTCTTTTTTTCTCAATTGGAAACAATATAAGATAAATTGATAAAAACAAACTTGCAAAAGAACCAACAACCATCCCACTAAATGAACCACTTGTAATAAACAATACAATAACCAATAGTATTGTTTCTATTATTGCATCTAAATTTCTTTTTATCTTAAACTTAACCAAGATAATAATAAAATTAATAGCTAATGCTAATCCAAGTAAAGCATACTCCATATATGCTCCTTTAAAAGGAAATAAGAAAAAAAAAGAGAGATTAGACCTTTGTAAGTAAGTCTTGGTCAACTACCTGAGATGCAGTAGGATTTGTCAAATCATCCTTTAATAATACTCCAATTTTAATAATTCCTCTATCATTCATGAACACAAAGGTTTTATCAACAAACCATTTTGTATTATCTCCTTTAACTAAAACTATATCTCCATTATAAAATCTTGAACCAAAATTTCTGCCTATATCAGTAGCATCAATAATAATCTTGTTATAAATACCATTTATAAAATCAACAATTTGTGTATATAAATTATTTGATTCATCAGTTATCTTATTTGATAATAAATCAATTTTATTAATTCCATCATTAATCTTGTTATTAACATCAGTTAATGACTGATATTCTTCAAAATAATCAATTTTTTTAATATTATCAATAATTTCTTTTGAAAAATAAAAATCAACAACAGTTGATACTCCATCTTTTGTTAACCAACTAACAATACCATTAATCACATCAACTTCAAAACTTAAATAATCATCTTCATATTTATAAACACCATTACTATCAAAATCATTAATATCAATATCTAATGTTTTTGAAGAATTATTGGACACAAAATTAACAACACAATATTCATTATCTTTTATCCTCTGTTGGTTCTTGTTAACAACAACAAGTTCATGATAAACTTTATTACCATCATCATCTAATGTATAAGAACCAACACTATCAAGATACACTTTTTGTGTATCACTAACAACTAAATCATCATTAAACTTAGAATATAACTTATACCCTTCTTCAACTAAATTATTACTATCATCATATATTTCATATTTAAAAGCATAAATATTATCATCATTTAAAAATAATTTTGTTTTCATTATTTATCTCCTTTACAATTACATTTATTATTAACAATTTTAATTAATTCATCTTTTCCTTTTTGCTTATATTTATTATAAGCAAACTTAACAAAATAAATATCAACACCATAAATATCAGAAACTTTATACATTACCCATTCAAAAACAAATTTCAATATAAACGATTTAAAAGGATGTTTAAAAATGTTATCATCAATTTTATCTTCAACATCCTTTAACAATTCAATAAATTTTATAAAATCTTCCTTTGTTTTATTTTTTCTAATTTTTCTATATAAAAGTTCAAGTTCTTTCATTTTACCTCCTTTAAATATCTTGCTATCAAATAAGCATCACATACACCATCAAGCATACCTCCTCTACTACCATAACATCTAAGCCTTGGTTCTAATTCAAGAGCTTTAATACAGGATTGTTTTTTATCAGAACCAATCAAACTAAAATATTTTTTCCACTCTTGTGGAGAAATTAATTTATATTTTATATTATTTGCATCAAGAATTCCTTGTAACCAACCATAATTTTCTCCAAAAGAAAACATACTCTTAACACCTTGTTTTGGCATAGAATGAACCTTCTCTATACCAACAATAACATCATCAATATTATATATCATCTTTAAGTTATTAATTAGCCTTACATAAGTTTCTTTATCAAAAGAGTATGATTCTACTATATCATCATCTAGTAGAACCAATGCTCCTTTTTTACCAACATCAATTCCTATATAAATCATTTCATAACTCCTATTGATATTAAAAGCATTAATATTGATAAGATAACAAAATAATAAGAGAAAGTTTTATTTACATCAAGAGAAAAAATAGAGAGAAAAGCAAAGAAGAAAGAAAACAATAAGAAGATATAAAAAAACATTATTTATCCTTTTTATTTAAATAAACAACTTTACTATCAATATAATCACAATTACTCTTAATGTGTTCAATAGCTAAATTAGCATATCCACATATATCTCTCCAATTATCAATATAATAAGGATTATTAGCTATTCTTGCTAACTTATGGAGTAACATATCAATTGTTTCAAATATAACATTATCATCACCTCCTGTATATCTCTCATAAAAAGCACCCTTTAATTCTTGTGATAATTCAGCTATGTTTTCATAATCTCCATACACTTTCTTTCTATCTTTAATAGAATTCATAAACATCTCCTTAATACCAAAAAATAATATAATCATAATCAAATATATTTTTATCATATTTAAGACCAACAAACTTAAATAATTTTATTAGTTGTTCTTCTGATAAACAACTTAATTCAACTCTAATTTCTTCATCAGTTCCATTGAACCAACTTTCATAACAAAAATTATTTTTTTCTAAAAATTCTTTTAATAAAGATAAATTAATTCTTACAAATAATGCTTTCATTTTTCTCCTTTACATTTAGAATAATTTGCTTTATACCATAAATGTTGTTTAGTTAAATCTTTTTGAAATTTTCCATTAATAATAGAACCAACTCTACTATTCACTTCTTTTGAAACTTCTTTTAAAACACAATTTGGTTCATATCCTAATTTCATAATAGCACCTATTGCAAAGACAACAATATCTGCATATGCATCTACTATATCTTCTTTTTCAACTTTACTTTCATTAAAATCAAATAAGTTTTTAAGATAATCAAAGAAACCTTTTACTTCTGTTTTTAGATACTCTCTTTTATTCTTATCAATTTTAAATCCTTTTGTTTCTAACAATTCTTCAATAATATTTGTTGATTCATTAATAAAATCATAATTTTGTTTATCCAACAATCTATCTCTTTGAAACTTTTTAATCCTTTCAATTGGTTCTTCTTGTTGAATTTCTTTATAAAGCTCATCAACTATATTTCTAAACTTATGAGCTTCATCTAAATAACCTTTTTCTTGAATAAAATCTACTAAATCATACATTTTTAAAACTAAATTAGTTTTTTTCATTTACTCTCCTTTTTAATAATTTGATAAATTTCAACAGTTTTTTCAAGAATTCTATAAAAATCTTTTTCAGTAGTATTAAAAGGAACATCAACTTCTATTGAACTCATCATTTCACAAAAACCATATTCACTTATACCAAGATTATCATCAATATCTCCAACAATTAATTTATAATAATCATTGAACTTAACCCTTTTTCCTTTTAAAGTTCCATACAATACAATTGCACCTTCTTTATTAAGTTTAATTAAAACCCTAAAATCATTACAAGTATCCTTTTCAATAAAGATACTTGGTTTTTCTTGTAGAAACTTAGGTAGTTTTTTAATTATTTTTTTCATTTACTCTCCTTTTTCTATTTTTATAAAATTCAACAAAATCTTTGTTAGCATTCATTTCAAAATAAATACCTTTAAACTTCTTATCTTTAACAAACAACTTACTTTGTTTTTCTTGATAGGCTAAGAACCTATCATTTTCATAACAAATATAAAAATAATAATCTTTTTTATATTTATCAAACTTGTAATCATTAATTGTTAAATCAAATTCTTTTTTAATACATTTAATCATTTTTCTTCCTTTTCCATTTTTTTAATCTTTCTAAATGTCTTTCCTTCTTTTGCAATAAAGAATACACATCATTAATTAATTGAGAACCAATATCAACTTTTTCTTCATAAATTAAACAATTCAATCTTCTTTTTAACAACTCAATATCTTTTGATGTTTTAGAAATTAAAGAGTCAATTGTTGTATTATGATACTTACAATATTCATCAATAGATATTCCATATAACTCATCATAATTCATTTTTAATCCTTTTTAATCAATTTCATTACATTCAATTTCCAATATTTTATATACATCATTATTGTTAAAAACAATCAAATCATTGGTCTCTCTTAGAGTTCCAACATTTTTATATTCAATCTTCAAAACATTAAAATAACTTCTTGCTTTCTCTATTGAAGAAAAACATTTTTCAAAGTGTAAACCATCATATGGTAAATCTCCAATTATTACATACAATTTCATTTATCCTCCTTATATTTTTTAATTAAACCAAAAAATTAACTTAGCTATTTCTTTTAATTCAATCATTCTTGAAATTACACTTAATTCCTAATTCATCTAATAACATTTCAAGCATTTTTCTTTGTTTATCTTCATCAACAAGTTCTTGATAAGAAAATTGACTAAAAACATTATCAATAAAACTACTATCAAGATAGTTTATATAAATGTTAACTTCATAGTCTTCTATTGCTTTTACTATCTTTTCTGGATTATTACAATGTTTATTTACATAATTAATCAAAATATCTTTCATTTTTTCAGAACCAAGAGATAAACAAGCATACATAAAATCATTAAATCTTGGTTCTGATGTGCAATCTTTAACATATTCTACTATTTCAGATGGTTCTAATTCAAAATCATCCATTTTATTAAACAAATAATTCCAATCATAAGAACCACCACCAAATGCTTCATATAAAAAATCAAAACATCTATTATCCATTCTTAATCCTTTCATAATTAGATTTAATTTTTTCATTAATTAAAATAAGTTTCTTATAATCATTTGGTAAAACATCAATCATATCTACACATAATCTTTGAAACTCTGGTAATACATCTTTGTTGGTTCTTAGTTCTAAAAGATGAACCAACGATTGTAAATTAAAAGAATATTGTCCTTTAAATTTAAATGCTTCAGGTAAAGCATATTTAACAATATCATTTGAAAAATTTTCTTTAATAAGCCACCTTAATTCTTCTAATGCTCTTATTATTCTATCATCTACATCATCATACCCTGTTAAATATACATATTTTTTAGCTCTATCTTTAACTTCTTTAAATTCTTCTAATGTATTCCATTTAAAACTTTTTTCATCTTTTAATTCTTTCTTTAGAACATATCTTGTTGATTTTACTGTTGGTTCTACTCCAACACAATGTCTTGATAGTTCTTGTAATAAAGCTCTACTTGCTTCTATTTCAAAAACAATCAAAGAATGTCTTAGAACGCTTTCATGTTTCATTTTAAAACCAACTCTTTTAATTAAATCAAAATCTTTATCACCTATTAAATGTTCTTTAACTTTTTCATTAACAAAACCACCATTCATTATAGTTTCAGTAATATATTCTTGTTGTTTTTCTTTTGTATCACTCAAATGATGATTATCGTGTGAATATCTAATACCATTTGCTATTAACCAAAGAGGTGTTATATAAATTAATCTTACTGCCATTTACTCTCCTTTTATTCTGATAAAATTAAACCATCAAAATTAAGTTTTTGATTTAAATAAGTAAATTCATTATATTTTCTAGAAGGTATAAATCTTCTAATCTTATTAATAATTATTCCTTTCTCTATAAAAGAAAGATTATTATTAAAATAAATAAAAATAACTCTATCAGCTTCATTATAAAACACATAATAATCAATACCATCAATATTTTCTAAATAATCAACAACATCACCCAATTCATTAATTTTTAACAAACTTACTTCATACATTAACATTTTATTCTCCTTTTTTTTCAAATCTATTACAACCAAATTTTTCATCTGTAATAATGTAATTGTAATTAACAGGATTACTGCATAATAATCCTTTACTAGTTTTTATTAAAAATTTACAATTTTTACATATCCTATTTTCAAAATCATCATAGATTTTGTCTATAAAAATATCTATAACCCTACCTTTATAAGGCAACTTTAAAACTTTATTAAAACAATGTTCAAACAATTCTTCAAAAATCCCACCTTCTTTCCAAAATTCTTTTTTAACTTCTTCTCTTGTCATTTATTCTCCTTTTAACTATATTTTCTTTTTAAACTTGCTAAAACAGTTTTTCTTAATTCTTTCTCACTAACTGGTTCTAAGAGCATAGAATTAGCTTTATAAAGTTCTTTTTCTATCCTTTCATAAGAACCAGTTAAATCACCTATAAAAGAACCAAGTCTAAATAAGTTTTGATTTCTTACAGATGGGTATGTATTATTAATAAACCATTTTATCATTCCTCCTATTCTACGATTAATCTCATCTATATCATAGTCTGATTCATCAAATTTCTCTATTTGTTTTTCAATTACATCTCTTATATCAGTATCAGGCAAATAAGGAACAACATCAAACAATTCTCCTTGTTGGTTCTTAAATATCATAGCACTAGGATTAGTAAACCACAACCTATCAATGTTTCTTGTAGATACATCATAAGAACCAACACCAAGAGCACCACATATATTACTAATTAACTGCTTATGTTGCTCGTTATCAACATAAAACTTAGTTTTTGTAGGTAATAAGATTCTAAATCTATCACATCTTATACCTCCTTTATCTTTTTGATGTGACTTAGTTGTATAAATCAAATAAACATAATTATTTAAAATATCTAGAATCTCGTTTATAGATACACCATTATCAACATCTATACCTATAACATTTTGTCCCTCTATTGCTTTATCTGCTTTTCTTTTACCATTTTCAAAATGAACCAAGCAAAAGTTTGATACTTTATCTGATTTAACTAATCTTTCAATTGATTGTCCTTCACCAAAGAAAGGAATTTCCATACTAATATATTCAGTAGTTTTTTCTCTTTTATCTATCTTAGGAATAGATACAATACATTTATCTAAATTATTAATAGGTAATTTTTCTATTGAATAAAACTTGATTTTAGAACCTTTTACAACTAATCTTTCATTGTTCCTATAACAAAGCTCTTCTACAAGTTTAATATCTTCATTAAAGGTCAATCTATTAAAAATATCTTTTTCAAGAATCTCTGATTTAGTTAATC